AGAAAATTTAGTTATTGCAGAAAGAAGTGGTCAACCACTACAAGATATTTTAGATGGTAAAGATATGTTAAATCCTATAGAAGTAAAAAAACATGTTGTAAGTGATAAACCTAGAAGTGGTGCAAACGGTATACCATATCTGGAAAAAGAGTTTTCTGTGTGGCGTGGCTCGCAAAGAGTAAAAGCTGCTAGAATTGCTGGTTATACTCATATTGAAGGAGTAATAATATAATGTCAGACGCATATCTAGGTAATCCTAATCTTAAAAAAGTAAATACGCCGGTTGAATTTACTAAAGAACAAATAGTAGAATATCAAAAGTGTGCTGGCGATCCTTTATATTTTATGGGAAAGTATATACAGATTGTTTCTTTAGATGAGGGCTTAGTGCCTTTTGATATGTATGATTTTCAAAAGAAGATTGTTAAAACTATACATGAAAACAGATTTACAATATGCAAACTACCAAGACAATCAGGTAAGTCAACAACGGTGGTTTCATATCTATTACATTATGCATTGTTTAATCCTAATTCAAACATTGCCATACTTGCAAACAAATCATCTACTGCTAGAGATATATTAAGTAGAGTACAACTAGCATATGAAAATTTACCAAAGTGGTTACAACAAGGTGTAATAAATTGGAACAAAGGTAATATAGAATTAGAAAATAAAGCAACAATTGTGGCAGCTGCTACTTCTTCAAGTGCAATACGAGGTAGTTCATTTAATATTATATTTTTAGATGAGTTTGCTTTCGTACCTGCCAATATAGCTGAACAATTTTTTAGTTCAGTTTATCCTACCATATCATCTGGTCAAAGCACAAAAATGATTATAGTTTCTACACCAAAAGGTATGAATCAATTTTATAAGTTATGGGTTGACGCAGAAACTAAAAAGAACGATTATATCCCTATAGAAGTTCATTGGTCAGATGTACCTGGTAGAGATGAAAAGTGGAAAGAAGCTACAATAAGAAATACATCACCAGAGCAATTTCAACAAGAATTTGAGTGTGAGTTTTTAGGATCAGTTGATACTTTAATATCAGCTTCTAAAATAAAACAAATGCCTTTTATTAAACCTATAAAATCAAATGCAGGTTTAGATGTATATGAAGAGGCTAAAAAAGGTAGAACATATATTACCTGTGTTGATGTTGCAAGAGGTGTTGAAAAAGATTACTCAGCATTTATTATTTTAGATGTTTCTCAAATGCCTTATAAAGTAGTTGCGAAATATAGAAGTAATGAGATTAAACCAATATTATTTCCTCACATGATCGCAAGAGCAAGTAAAGCTTATAACGAATCACATGTGTTAATAGAAGTAAATGATATTGGACAACAAATATCAGAAATACTCCACATGGAGATTGAGTACCCTAATATATTAATGACAACACAAAGAGGCCGAGCAGGTCAAATACTTGGCGCTCAATTTAGTGGTAGAGGTACTTCACTTGGTGTTAGAATGACAAAACAGATAAAAAAGATAGGCTGTTCTAATATCAAAACATTGATAGAAACTGACAAACTCATAACAAACGATTTTCATATAATAGAAGAGATGTCAACTTTTGCTAGGCGTGGTAACTCATGGATGGCGGAGGAGGGTTGTAATGATGATTTAATGATGTGTCTAGTCATATTTGGTTGGTTGTCAAACCAGGCGTTTTTTAAAGAGTTAACGAATACTAACGCTAGACAGATGTTATATGAAGAACAAGCAAAATTAATAGAGGCTGACATGGCGCCTTTTGGTTTTGTTGATGATGGTATAGTATCGCCTGAAGAACAACCATTTTCAGATGAATATGGTACCGTCTGGCATCCTGTAGTGCGTAAAGGAGAGTAGAATTGTCATATATTATAAATATCAATGACGAGTAAATTTGACTATGGCGTATGAATAATACGAATAATGAAAAAAATAATTAGCTAATTAAGTAAATAAGGAGAAACCTAATGGCATTTCAAGTATCACCAGGTGTTCTCGTACAGGAAAAAGACTTAACAAGAATAATTCCTGCCGTATCAACATCAACAGGCGCTTTTGCTGGAAGATTCAACAAAGGTCCAATTGATGAAATTATTACGGTATCAAGTGAACAGGAATTAGTATCTGTATTTGGTAAGCCCGACAACGAAAATTTTGAAGATTTTTTTAGTGCGGCTAACTTTTTACAATACTCTAACGCTTTAAGAGTAGTACGAGTACAAAACAACGAAGTGGCAAACGCAGTCGAGTCAGGCTCAGGCTTTGTCATTAAGAACACCCAAGATTACCAAGATAATTATGCTAGCGGACAAGGTTCAGTAGGTCAATGGGCAGCAAGAACAGCTGGCGCTCATGGAAACTCATTAAAAGTTTCTATTTGTGCTTCAGCAACTGCTTATGAAAACACAGCGGTAACAACAATCAATGACGCTTCAATGGCGGTCGGCGAGACTACAATTACTGCTACAGACGGTTCTGGAATCGCAGTCGGCGATATAGTTAACTTCGGAGAATCTGGAGGTTATGAATATAGAGTTGTAGGTATATCTACAAATGATATTAGTTTTGTTAGAAAAGAGGAGCCAGGATATTTCGGAACATCCGATAGTGCTGGTCTACATTCAGTTCCAACTAATGGTCAAAACATTAGACGAAGATGGCAACATTACGATCTAGTTGCAGGCGCACCAGGAACATCACCATATGCTTCATCAAGAGGCGGATCAGGTGATGAGCTTCATGTGGTTGTAATAGATGAAGATGGCGACATCACAGGAACTAAAGGCGAAATTTTAGAAGTTTATGAAAAATTATCAGTAGCTTCTGACGCAAAAGGTCCTCAAGGCGAAACAAACTACTATCCAGATGTAATCTACAATAAATCAAACTACATCTACTGGATGGATCACAATAGTTCAGGAACAAACTGGGGCTCAACAGCTTCTGGTACTTCCTTTACTGCTGTTGATACACCAACTCAAACATCTTTAGTTGCAGGTTCCGACGGAAACGCAGCTTCAATAGGCGAATTAAAAACTGCCTATGAAAAATTTGAAGATGGCGATACGGTAGATATCGGTTTAATCATTGCTGGAAAATGTACAGCTACACACCTTGACAACCTAATCACTATTGCTGAAAATAGAAAAGATTGTGTTGTCTTTGCTTCTCCAGAGAGAAGTGATGTAGTTGGTGTACAAAGCGCTATAACACAAGCAAGTAATGTTGTTGAATTTTTTAACAGCATTAAATCATCTTCATATGTAGTATTCGATTCAGGATACAAATATCAATATGATAGATACGCTGACATTTATAGATTTGTACCATTGAATGGCGATATTGCAGGTTTAGCGGCAAGAACAGACTCAATTGCAGATAGTTGGTTTTCACCAGCTGGCTTCAATAGAGGTATAATTAGAGGCGCTGTTAAATTAGCATTCAATCCAAATAAAACTCAAAGAGATGACTTGTACAGAGCAAGAATCAATCCTGTGGTAACACTACCAGGACAAGGTACATTGTTATTCGGAGATAAAACTGGATTATCGGCACCTTCAGCATTTGATAGAATCAATGTAAGAAGATTGTTTATTACTTTAGAGAAGGCAATATCAACTGCTTCTAAATTCCAATTGTTTGAATTTAATGACGAGTTTTCTAGAGCAAACTTTAGAAATATCGTGGAACCATTCTTACGAGAGGTACAAGGTAGAAGAGGTATTACTGACTTTTTAGTAGTATGTGATGAAACAAATAACACAGGCGAAGTAATTGATAGAAATGAATTTGTAGCGGAGATTTTCATTAAACCTGCTAGAAGTATCAACTTTATCACTTTATCTTTTGTCGCAACACGAACTGGCGTCAGCTTTGACGAAGTTGCAGGTTAATAGGGGAGAATAAAAAATGGCAAACATTAATGACTTCAAAGCTAAACTTGCAGGCGGCGGCGCAAGAGCCAATCAGTTTAAGGTAACAATGCCTTTCCCTGGTTACGCTCAAGTTGGTGGAGAAATAGAAGAGTTAGCATTTTTATGTAAAGCTACTCAATTACCGGGTATGGTAATTACGGCAATTGAAATTCCGTTTAGAGGTAGAAAAATAAAAGTTGCTGGCGATAGAACAATTGAAGCTTGGCAAATTACCGTTTTAAATGATACAAATTTCAAATTAAGAAACGCATTTGAAAGATGGTCAAACGGTATAAACAACATGACTGATAACGAAGGCTTAACAAACCCAGCAGATTATCAAGTGGACGCATTTGTAGATCAACTAGATAGAAACGGAGCAACATTAAAGTCTTATACTTTAAGAGGTGTTTTCCCAACTACGGTTGCAAGTATACCACTTGAATATGCAGAGGTTACCGAAGTCGAGCAGTTTCAGGTTGACTTTGCTTACAATTACTTTGAGTCAAATACTACTACTTAAAAACTAGTATAAATATTTAAAGTAATTAAAAAGGAATAATATTATGGCTGAATTATTTGGATTTTCTATCACTAGGGTAAAACCTAAACCAGATCCAAAGCAATCATTCACGCAACCAGCGGTAGATGACGGTACAACTACCGTCGCCGCTGGCGGCTACTTTGGTCAATACCTCGACATGGAGGGAAAGGCCAAGAATGAGCAGGATTTAATTAGAAGATACAGAGAGATTTCAATCCATCCGGAATGCGACATGGCAATAGAGGATATTGTCAATGAAGCTATTGTTTCGAATGAAATGAAACAACCTGTAAAACTTAATTTAGAAAATCTATCATACGGACCAGATGTAAGAAGAAAAATCGAAGACGAGTTTTCTGAAATTCTACAACTTATGGACTTTAATACAAAAGGCCATGATTTGTTTAGAAGATGGTATGTTGATGGAAGAATCTTTTATCATAAAGTAATTGATACAGATTCACCTAGAAAAGGTATAACTGAATTAAGATATATTGACCCTAGAAAGATTAAGAAAATAAGAGAAGTTAGAAAAAGAAGACCAGATGGTGTTGTACCATCTTTGGCAATGGTTGACGAATTTGAAGAGTATTATATTTACAATGAAAAAGGCGTAACCAATACAACATCCGGTGGAATAAAAATTGCTACAGACGCAATCTCAATGTGTCCATCAGGATTAATCGAACAAAATAAAAATATGATTATGTCTTATTTACATAAGGCAATCAAACCAGTTAATCAGTTAAGAATGATTGAGGACGCTGTTGTAATATACAGAATAGCAAGAGCGCCAGAGAGAAGAATTTTTAAAATTGATGTTGGTAATTTACCAAAAGTAAAAGCTGAACAATACTTACGAGATGTTATGGCAAGATATAGAAATAAACTTGTCTATGACGCAAGTACAGGTGAGATCAGAGATGACAGAAACTATATGTCTATGTTAGAAGACTTTTGGTTACCAAGTAGAGAAGGTGGTAGAGGTACAGATATTTCTACATTACCTGGCGGACAAAATTTAGGAGAAACTGCTGACATAGAATATTTTAGAGCTAAACTATACCGTTCTTTAAATGTTCCTGTAAGTAGATTAGAGACATCTCAAGGTTTTGCATTAGGCAGATCAACTGAAATAACAAGAGATGAATTAAAATTTACTAAATTTGTTCAAAGATTAAGAAAAAGATTTACACATTTATTTGACGATATATTAAGAACTCAATTAGTGTTAAAAGGCATTATTGCAGATGAAGATTGGCATGAAATTAAAGACGCAATTCAATATGATTTTATAGCAGATGGACACTTTGCAGAATTGAAAAATGCGGAACTTCTAACAGATAGATTGAGATTGGCTGCTGAAATGCAACCATATATTGGAAAATATTTTAGTGTGGATTATGTTAGAAAAAATGTCTTAAAACAAACTCCAAGAGAGATTGAAGACATGAATAAACAAATTAAGAAAGAAATAGAAGACGGTATTATTGCTTCACCAGAGGCAGTAGATTCGGAATTTATTTACAAAAATAGATAAAATTATAGGAGAAAATGATGGCTGAGAATGAAAATAAAGTAGCAGATTTTGTCAACAAAGTAGTCAGCGGTGATAACGCAGGTGCCGGTGAGGCATTTAAAGACGCTTTAAAAGATAAAGTCGGAACTGCTCTAGATCAACAAAGAATAGATGTTGCAGGTAATTTATTTAATACAGCTGCGATTAGCGACCCGAAACCAAATGTTGCCGATCCAGCACCAACAACTAGTCAAGTTATCGGCACAGATGGTCAGGATATAACTCAACAAGTTGCACCTGAAACACCACAACCAGCAGAGGCGCCGGCAGACAATGTTGAAGGTCAGTAATTTATTTGAAGATAAAAAATTTTTAGATACTCAAGCATTTAAAAGTTTGAGCCCTAAAATGAAAGAAGCGGTGTCTCATATGTTTGAGATGATTGATGAAGATGGAAATATTCAAGATCAATTTGAAACAGCAATTGAGATAGTTTCTAAAAAACATAATGTTTCTAAAGAAGATATAGAAACTTATATTGACAATGAATTAGGTTTATAATGATTGCAGAAAATTTAGTAGATGATAACACAAAAGTTATTACACTAGTTAGTGGTAAAGGTAACGAAACAGATGAATTGGTTATTAAACCACAACTACTACTAAACGCAACAAGTGAACCAATTATATCAATAGGTAATGTACATCATGAGATTTTGCCTACTGATAAAAAACTTACATTATCTTTTGGTGAAGATGTAGCTTTAGAATTGACCGGTAGAGGTAACTATGGCATGAAACCAAAAGAAGTAAAAA